GCTGTTTCCGCTCCTGTCTTAGCTGTTTCTGCACCTGTTTTAGCTGTTTCTGCTGCAGTTTGGGCTGTCTCAGCGTTAGTTTCTGCAGTCTCAGCATTAGTTTCGGCTGTTTCTGCACCTGTTTTAGCAGTTGCTGCTGATGTGGCACTTGTAGCTGCTGCTGTAGCACTGGCAGCTGCGTCTGTTGCTGGAGCATCCCAAGAAGAACCATTATAAAATCTAATATCATTATCAGAAGTATTATAATACATCGCTCCTTCTAAAAGAGTAGAACCATCATTATCTACACTAGGGTCTGAGGACTTAGAACCTAAGAATCTGTCATCAAAGTTATCATACTTTGTGTTTACATTAGTATTTACTGTATCTGCACTAGAGGCTGAACTGGCTGCAGCAGTAGCACTAGAGGCTGCCGCCGTTGCACTCGCTGCTGCATTTGTTTCTGCAGTTTCAGCATTTGTTTCTGCAGTTTCTGCGTTAGTTTCAGCAGTTTCTGCGTTTGTTTCTGCTGTTTCAGCATTTGTCTCTGCAGTCTCAGCATTAGTTTCTGCAGTCTCAGCATTAGTTTCTGCAGTTTCTGCTGCGGCTTGTGCTGCTTCTGCTGCAACCTGTGCTGCCAGAGCTGCTACTTTAGCAGCCTCTGTATCTGCAATCAGAGCATCTAAATCATAGCTATCAGCTAATACTGATGATGTTGCAATTCCATACCCTCTATCAATAGCCATAATTACATTCTCCTACGCATACGGTAAACCGCTAAAAATAATCTCTGTTTTCTAGTAAGTCTCATCTATAATCTCCTAAGTTTAATATGAAACTCTCCCCATAAAGAGGAGAGCTTCGTGGTTAAACTTACGATGTAAGTTCCTGTATTGAACCCGGACGAATAACCTTTGTTCCGTACACTGTGTCAGCAGTAAATAAATCTGCAAGATATTCTTGCTTATACTGTGTTTGGGTACGAACCGCTTGTTGTGTTGCTAAGACGTGGGCGTCTCTTTGGAATAAGAAAGCTTTTTCTGTATCTCCAGTACCTACTTGTGTAGACATATAAACGTCTACTCCGTAGATAGAGCCGATTTTCCCGGTCTTTATTGCCGAACCATCACCTATGAACTGTTGCTCAGTGAAACGCTCTTCACCTAACAACGCAGTCATACAAGATGGGGTAACAATTATAGAGCGACCATCTAAAGGTACATCTCCATCATTAAGAGCTTCTAGTCCTACTAGGATTGAAGCGTCCCAATCTGTTACACCTGTAATAACTGCATTACCACCAGTTAGTGCTGCTGCACCATCCATATCGGTAATAATTGCAGAGTCCACATTTTTAGCCAAAGCGTAACCGGCATCATCAGTATAGAACTTTCGCATTGAGTTCAACGCCTGAAGACTTACAATATCTTCAATCTGTGTTGACCATTCGAAATGTTTGTTGATGACTACCGCTGTATCTGTAGCTGTATCGGTAATGTAGGTAACCGTCGCATCTGCCGCCTTAGCACTAGCAGCATTCCTTCCCGGCGTTGGTATGTGGATTGTGTCTCCTTTTTTACCAACGTGGTTTAGATTACGCACTAGGTTAGCAGCAACTAGATTAGCTTTATACGTGGCGACAACCTCATCACTCCAAATTTCAGGAATGAAATTAGCACCCGTAGTTACTGTCATATTTGCCATTTTAATTAACTCCTATAAGTTATATTAGCATTTTATTAAACAACCCTACCGTCTGCATAAGCCTGATATATTTCATCTTGTAACGACTCATACCGACTAGGGTTTTCCATTTTTAAACGGATTAGGTCAGCTCGTCTGTACGTCTTTCCTCCTCCGCGTGAGCCTGAAGATGTTCTCGATTCTGCTGTTCCTGTTTTAAGAGCTTCTTTCCTATCAACTTCTGCTTTCTGCTTGACTTCTTGAGTCTTACTAATCATAGACCTATCTTTCCAGTTGGTCAATAACTCGTTAGCAGCGTCAAAGTTGTAGGCATCTGCTGCTTGAAACATTTGCATACGAATCGGACTATCTTGTACCCACTCCTGAAAACCTTTGTCTTGTATGACATCGGAAAAATCAGGATGTGTTTGCTCCAACTGTGCTTTAGCTCCGGCTTGTGCCTGTTCAGCTTGAAACTGTTGGAACTGCTGAAACTTAGGGTGATTCTCTATGATTTGATTAACAGCCTTATTAGGGTCATTAAAAAACTCATCAGAATTATCATTATCTTTAGCTTCTAATGGAGTGTTATCTTGCGGATTTTGCTTTCTCGCCACTTCAGCTTGTAGGAAACTGTCTGATAGTTTTCTTAGCTCTCCAACTTCCTGTGCCTTACGACCCAGTTCCTTTTCAAGATTAGTATAACTATCTATAATTTCTTCTGTAGATTTTCCGGCAAACTTAGAAGGTATGCTTGGAGACTCTTCTGCTGGTGTTTCTTCTGAAGCTTCTTGAGTCTGTGCTACGTCTTCTACACTGTCTGTTATCGTACTTTCATTTATATCAGATATTTCAACGTTTTCCTCTGCTGATGTTTCTTGGGACTCAGCGTCCGCTACTATATTACTCATAATTGTCTATCTCCTCCGCCCTCTTGGGGTTATGAAGTTATTAAAATGGTGGAGCTATATATCTAGTTCTTCCACCGCTCGTTTAGTTGAGTCCTCCAAAGACAATATCTGTCTTAGGATTGACAACTGACCCTTAGCGAACCAAAGGTCTTTCTCAGACTCTATTGAGTCCAATTTATTGTAGATTTCTTCGAGATTCTTTAATTCTTCAATTAAGTCTCTCCAACCATCCTGTTCTACTAAGTCTGTTCTATCTCTGTAGAATTTTTTAGTTTGGTCGTCTACTATTTCTTCTTGCGTTTGCATAATTTAAAGCTGTCTCTGATTTAAGGTGTTCTATTTCAGGTATATTTCTATATGTCTCTGAATCTTTATTGTCTATATCAGCTCTCATCTTTTCAATCTCTGCTAATTTCTTCTGTAAGCCCACAATTCTCTCTTGTAAGTCTAGCTCATTTTGAGGTTGTGATTTTCCTGCGTCTGCTTGATGCTTGATAGCTTTAGCCTGTTCTTCCTGTGCTTCTGCTAATGTCTTTTGTATCTCAGCTTTCTTCTGCTCTAAATCTAACTGCATAGCCAACTGTTGCATTTGCTGTTGCTCAGGATTAGGTTGCATACCTTGCATAAGCGATTGTACCACTTGGTCTCTATTATGGATACTAGAGTTCTGGAAGACAGCTAACAACAGGGTATTGAAAGCGGGAGAGTCTTTCGGAATTGACTGGAGCATTTGTACCATTTGCTGCATTTCGAGCTCTTTAGCCATAATACCCATAGTAGAGTAGGGTACGAATTTATAATCTGTAACCGGATATCTTTCGACATCGAATTGTATCTTACGCCACATACTCTTATTAATCATAGGTATGAGGAACGTATTTTGGAAATTCATTAATGTACGCTTCTGTCTTTTAATTGAAGCAGATTGAATCATTGACATACCACTGGATGTGGCTCTGTCAGGGACTCCCATATCAGCAGAACCAGTACCCATTTGAATCATATTTTGCAATGAAGCAACCTGATTATAGGTATGTTGGTCTGTCTGACCTAAATTTAGAGGCATTATAGCCTGTCTTGGGTCTCCGTTAGTAAGGATAGTCTTGCCCGGACGAACCTCTAGTTTTATACCTCTCGGTAGTCTAGTAGCGTCTGCGGCTACCATTGGTGTAGTTGTTAGTGCTAATGAGTCAATTCTAGCTCTCATTTCAGCATCTAGAGCTTTCTGTGGATTGTAACCCTTCTCACAAATCCCTCTACCCCAGAATTTATTAGGTACAATATCGTGCTGATAGCTGACAAAAGGTCTATCAATCATCATAAACGGATTCTCTTCCGCCCTTAGAATATGCTCACCGTTAGCTATTGTAACGACAGCTTCAACTAATTCATCTTCATCATACTCAAAATCCTCTACATCTACTTTAGAGTCTAGGAATTTTCTAGGAACTTTGCCCCAATACTCACAAATCTTAATTTGGTCTGAAGCATCTCTATTTATATATTCAGGGTCATAACCTATCTGAACGACATCTGTATCTGCCTGTATATCTACTTCTCTATATACACCATTAGACATACCTTCAGATATAACGTATCGTGGTTTGTATACTTCGTGGGCGACACCTAAAGCTTCATTTATACTATTAGCACTAGGGTCGATAAGAAATTCTTTTGGAGATACTGCTTCTACTCTTACTTCTACACTCGTATAATCTTCTATCTCTCTTGATGTAGTGAGTGTCCCTTCTACTGGTACTTCAACAGGTCTCCTCTCAACCTTCTCTTCTGTGATTATTTTAGCAATTCCTGTACCATATATAGCACCATTTAGAAATACTTCACAGATAGCATCCTTTGCTCCTGAACCCTCTAAATCTTCTTGTAATAAGTTACGGAGGTATTCGACATCTTGCTTATCTTCATCTAATTGGTCGTCTTGTATATCAAACCAACGCCCTCTGCCAAATGTGGCTTCTTCGAGCTCTGCGACACTAGCCTCTACTGCTTGTTGTAAGGCTGGAGTTATAATCTTGGACTTTTCAGATAAGCGGTTTCTATCTTCTAGTGTCCACTTACCACGCCATAAGCGATAGTATTCATCCCAAGGTTTGAGATAGTTGTTATCTCTGTGATTTCTCCACTGGTCTAATCGGCTGGATAGCCATTTAGCTAGTGCTTGAAAGTGTCTCTCTGAATCGTAATTTTTTGCCATTAATATCCTGCTATGTCATCAAAAGGTTTCCACTCTTCACCTATTTCGATAGTGTGCATAAAGTCTGCTACACTAACTTGGTCTATATACGCGAGACTATCGACCATATCATCGTGAGTTCCTTTTGTTGGGAACTCTAATAATTGTGATTCAAAATCTCTATTCCAATCACCCTTATTAAACTTAATCTTTCCGTGTTCTAATCGACCTTGAAGAGACCAAGTAATTCTATCTGCTTTCTTCTTACCACCGTGGGTTACATCTGTAATCACAACCCATCTACTCTGTGACCTCATCTCATCTTCTAGATAAGGCAGTATGGCATTCTTTAACGCACCAGACTCAATTCCTACAATAGTTGCTTGATTCTCAATTGCAGCCTGTAATATCTTAGAACTTGTCTCTTTAATATTCCACCTGCCGTGGAGTATATCCTTAACCCACCACTCATCATTATGAATTTTAACGACAGTAATTGCAGTTTCATCGAGTTTAGAGCCTTTGAGACCACGCTCCTTCTCCACTCTCTCAAATCCTGCAGGGTCAACCGCAATGACGTAATTGCCTTCTTTAGGCTCTTCTGTATCATACTTTATCCATTCTGGTTTAAATATACCACCTGTAAAAGATACGAAACTAGCCTCAAATTCTTGTCTGAAAGCCTGTGTACTCATCGTCTCACGGGCTCTCTTAATCTCATTTGGGTCGAGAATAGGATTATCTATGGAATTATATTGAAATGCTTCCCAATCTTCCTTCTTCTCATCTGATGCTTCCTTCCATATATCATAGAAGTGATTCTTACCTGCGGGAGTGCCAATAAACAATGCACCACCTTTTACATCAGCTAGTGTAGGGCGAATAATCTGTTCCCACACTTCGACCTTCATATTCGCATATTCATCCAAGACGACATATGCGAGACCTATTCCCCTTAGAGTGTCAGGTCTATCAGAACCTTTCAAACTAATCTTGATACCATTGACCAGAGTCATAGTAGCTGTATTCTCGTGAGTCTGCTGTATTAGCTCAGTACCATCTAAGAGCTCTTTGAGCATATCCCACATAATATCTTTAGACTGTTGGAACGTAGGACCTATGTAGAAGACATCCTTATTTTCCGACTGCAGGGCTTCAATAATAAGTATCCAAGCAGCTAATCTGGACTTACCAAAGCGTCTTCCCGCACTTACAACTTTAAATCTAGCTTTGCTATTGAATATCTCGAGTTGGGCTGGATGCAGCTTAACATCGAGTTCTCTAGCCATCAGTGCCTAATTTTACCAGTGCTTCATCTTCATCCTTCTCTGATATTATTACACCTTCTTCATAATCTAGAGGTTTCTTCTTATCCTCTTCAATTATTTTTTCTGTAAGACCACCAACATTGATAATAACATTGCCTTTACCCTCTTGTGACCTTAACTCTACTGCCTTAGTTGTCGGTAGGATTCTATCCATACACATTTTAAGACAAGTCCTGTCACCTTCGAGTGCCATACTTATTACTTTCTTGACAATCTCCGGACCTTTTGTAGACATCAACTCTCTACTAAGGGCTGTAAATTTATTGACACTTCCTACTGGTCGTCCCTTTGGGTTCAAAACTACACCCTTTTTTAATATGGGATTACCTTTGTTTAATCTTCTCTTATCATCTGGTCTCATTTTAAGCTCCTTTAGTTTAACATTAGTAAAGAAGCCTAAGTGATAACAATAATAATTATCTTAAAGAGTTATCTTTGTTACTAGGCTCTTTATCTTTATCTATAGTAATATTATAGCATACTTTTTAGGATAAATCAATCTTTTGGGTGAAATAAAGTTATTCTGGGGATTCTTCCCGCATATTCTAGTTTATATTAGTAAATATAGTTAATAAATACCTTTAGTACCCCAAATTCCCTCGCATTTGCCTATGAGCCTAAATTTAAATTATCCAGAGAACACTGGGGTGTCCCTCCCTATAAGGCTTATCGTAAACTTGGGACTAAGCTGGGACTAAGCTCGAGAATCTAGGGACTAAGCTGGGACTAAGCAGGGACTAAGCTGTAAATCGTGCGAAATACTCGAATCTCGCGTACTTAGGTGATTATCTAGGGGCTTACTATGTATTTCTCGAGAAGTCTCGAATGTTACGCGGGGCAAATTCTCG